AAGATGAGCTCTTGAGCCGCTCGGATGGTCTTTTTGGGTATGATGATGCGTTTGCGGTTCCACATGCGGCGCTGCACGTCCGTCGAGTGTGGACGGAGGATGAAACCGGCGTTCGGTCCTTCCCCGATTGGGTGCAGGATGGTTCGCGCGTTCACGTTGATAGCGCCGAGGGCGTTTTCATTGAATACATCGAGAGCGCCGATCCTTCCATCTGGTCCGCTAACTTTGCAGTCGGTATCCAAATGAGGCTTGAGGCGGTTCTTCTGCGCTTCAAGGAAGAATACGCCAACGCTGAACGGATGGATGGCAACGCAGAAGCTAAATTCCAGAATGCGCGCACGCTGTCATCGAAGGCACGATCTGCAACGCAGCCGTTCCAGCGTGGGCGTCTTGCGAAAGCGAGGTTTGGCCGTGGCTAAACGCAGCATCCCGCAGCGCAACTTCCTTCTCGGGCAGACACGCGATGGCTTTCTTGAGGCCGATGATCTGGATATTCGGCAGGCATCCTGCCGCGCGGCCTCAAACATGCGGGTTACAGCTACGCGCGGCCTGCACTCTCGCCCCGGCATGACCTATATTCGAGAGGGCGGAACGGCGCATGACATAATCGAGATAAGGCCCGAAACTTCAAAGACCTTTGGCCTTGTGATTATGGATGGAAGCGCAGTCATCATCAATGAAGATGGCGGCGAAGATTTTGAAATCACGTCTGCACCTTGGGATCAGCCAGAAGACGTATGGGTTGAAGCCTTTCGTGAAAAGACGGTCATTGGCGGTCCATTTGGTCTATATGAACTAACCTATGACAGCGGCACTTGGTCATTCGCCACCTTTGAGTTTGATCTGGCGGCTGGCGGCGACCTGGCGCAGCCATATTGGTCCTTTGTTAAGGACACCACACTTCGTCCGAGCGCGCGAAGCGGAGCAATCACAATTGTTTCCTCAAAGCCTTTGTTCACGCCAGACTACGTTGGCACAAAGATCCGCTATTCGCAGCGTGAAATCAGCATCACATCGTTTACGTCCTCCACGCTCGTAGGCGGGACCGTCACGGACATTTTGGCGCCAAGCTTTAGAATTAATCTTTCAAAGACCGTTGGTTTCAAAACGGGTGATGCGGTTGTCGCTATCGACACAAACTTCCAAGGTATCATTGTCAACATCGTTGGCTCATACATCGAGGTCATCACCACAGAGTTTTTCGATGGCCCCGATGTAGACGAAACAATATCTGGCCCGTCTGCATCAGCCAAGGTTTTGTCTAAGTCAGAGATTACCCCGCTTCCATCCTTCATCTGGGACGAGCCGATAATGTCGGCGGTGCGCGGTTATCCAAGATCAGGTGCATCGGCCAGCGGGCGTTTGACGCTGGTGGACTTCCCGTTGGTTCCTGATCTGATCTGCATGTCATCGAGCCGGAGCGTGAACGACTTCACGGCTGGGGCCGGTGATGATGATGCAATTGTCAGGACGACCGGCGACAATAGCCCGCGCTTTATGCACGTCCTGAACGCTGGGGATTTGCTGCTCTTCTCTGATCGCGGCCTTTACTACATCAACATCAGGGACGGAAACATACTAACCCCCCAGAACTTCAAGGCCACTCTCTTTGACAAGCGGTCATCAAGCCCTGTTCGGCCCGTTGCGGTCGATGATGGCGTTGTTTTTATTGAGGCGTCAGGCGAAGCAATCGCGGCGTGCCTGCTGGACGGGAACATTTACCTGAAATGGTCGGTTCGCACGATTTCCACATTCCATGACCCACTCATCAAAAGGCCAATCAAGCTTTGTGGCCCTTCGTTGTTCTCGGAAGCGCCTGAAAAATATATGTTTGTCATCAATAGTGACGGGACGATCGCGGCGGTATCGTGGTTCTCGGACTTTGCGGCGGATAGCCTTGGCTTTGTTCCGTGGAACACACAAGGCCTGTTCAAGACTGCTTCCCCGATATTTGGCGGCTACTGGGCGATTGTAGAGCGTGAAATTAATGGCGTAACGCGCCGGCTGATTGAGCGGTTCGATGATGCGGCGCTGGTGGACTGCGCCGTGCCGGTCTTTTCTGCATCGAACTTTTCAGTGAACGGGATCGACCTTGAGGTAAACGGCGAAAGCCTGTCGGTGGTTTCATCCGGCGCTGCGCCTTTGGCTGGTGAGGAAGTGAGCATCTACAGCGGCAACTGGTTTGGCGGTTCACGCATTGTCGGCCTTGATGGTGTCGTACCCGATATTGAGGATATGCCCGAAGATACGTTTGCTGGGTTCAACTTCACATCGTCCTTCATGCCTTGGCCGGTCGAAGTAATTGATAGCCCGCGTGTAGGCATGCTGAAAGCCCGCCTGATCCGTGGGTCCGTGTCTGTGCTTTCATCAAGTGGTTTTAGTATTCGCGCCAACAATCACACCAGAGAGGTTGGCGGCTATCGCTGGGGTGAAGACCTTGGGGTGCCGCCGCCATTCAGGACTGAACTCTATCGTTTCAGCGTTGTTGGCAGCCGTGACCATCCAGAAATTGAAATCACGAAGAATGAGCCGGGTATCCTTGAGATAATGGCGATTACACAGGAGGTACAATACTAATGCAGGCACTTTTGGCACCACTAGTGGCGGCAGGCGCAGGAACGGCAGCGGCAGGCGCGGGGGCGGCGGCAGCGGCAGGAACGGCGGCGGCGGCGGTAACACCTATGGCCCTTGTTGCAAGCGCGGCTGGGCCTGTATTCGGCGCCTTCAATGCAATGGAGCAAGCAAAGAGCGCGAAGGAGCAAGCGAAGGTCAACAGCTACATCGGGACCACCCGGGCGCGGCAAACAGACCAAGCTGCGCGTGAAGGGCTAAATTCAGAACTATCCAACGTGCGGGCGGCGCTGTCTGCCAATGGGCAGCGTCCAAGCGTAGGCACAGCGTCAATGTTTGATGAACTGCGCTCGGTGCGCGGCGCGGAACGGCGCGTGGCCTTCAACAACGAAACGCAAAACGCCGCTGCGTACAAGGCTAAAGCCAACGGCATAAGCCCTGGAATGTCTTTGACTTCCGGCCTTTTGAAAGCTGGTCCGAGCCTGTTTGACATTTACGACTATGGCTCGAAAAACAATTGGGGAGGTCGAGGGTAATGGCTGAAATCAAGCGGGTTGTAAAATCCAGCGCACTTTCGGACTTCCGCCAAACCGTTCCCGATGCTGGGGGCGGTTTTCGCCTTATGGCAGAAGCGGCGAATGCGGCTTATGAATGGCTCAAGCCAGCGGCCATTGCAGAGCAAGAGGCACTGGGTTCCGAACTTGGCAGTCAGATCGCAAAGCAACAGATGGGCGACCCTTCCGGTTCCTTCACAACGTCGCGGATGAATGCGCCGGCCGGTCCGAACCAAGGCCTCGCCAATGACGTGATGGGCGCGATTGGGAAGGGCTCTGGCGGCGGCGACAAACTGCATGGCGTAGATCCCCGCATTAACGAGGTTCTAAGTCTTGCTTCGCAGCGGACGGGGATCAATATTGGTGTGAGCGAGGGTTTGCGTACTTCCGACAGGCAGGCCCAAATGGTTGCACAAGGCAAGTCGCAAACGATGAATAGCAAGCACCTGCATGGCGGCGCTGCGGACTATCACATCATCGGAGAAGACGGGAAAGCAAATTGGGACTTTGAGGCTTATCGCCCACTTGCCGATGAAGCAAAAAAGGTTGCGGCTGAACTCGGATATGAGGGCTTTGAATGGGGCGGCGATTGGAAGACGCTAAAAGATGGCGTCCATTTCCAATTCAAAGATGGGGGTGCGGCACCATCGGGCGGCACGTCCACCACGGTATCATCCATGAATGGCGGTGCAGCGCCTCAACTGCCTCCACCAACCATGCTGCGGCAAGCGGATGGCTCACTGGTAGGGCGCCTGTATTCCCCCCTGTCTGGTGAGATCCTGCAAGCGCACAACGCGGCGGCGGGCGTGGCCTACCAATCAGAGATCATGCTCAAGGGCGCGCAGGACATGATGGCGCTGTCCGAGCAATTCATGCTCAATCCCGATGGCTTCAATGATGCGGCAAAGGGATATGTCGATGGGATCGTGAAGTCTGCCCCTGATATGTTCAAGGCGGCTATTCGTGGCAACTTCCAGAAGGAAGCGCAGCGCCGGTATCTGGGCATGGTCGAGGAACGACAGCGCGACACGCGCCAGCGTGCCAACAACTCAAGCGCGGCCTTGGTGGATAGGTGGTCTGATAATTTGGTCAACGCGATGGTCGGCGGAAATGAAGAAGAAATCTTTGCTGCGCAATCAGAGCTCACTGGAATTTTGTCAGCGCGCGAGAGCCTGCCCGGCGTGGCATGGACGAGAGAGCAATCCCAGAACGTAGTCATCAAGGCGCGCGATGCGGCGCAAAAGGAAGTGGTGCGGCGACAGAAGGAGCAAACGACCACTTGGAAGTCTGACCTAAGCCTAATTGGTAAGGCGGCGATGAACGGCCAAGCTTCGGCAGATGAAAGCATTCTGCAAAATCCGCAAATCCGTGCGCTGCTTCCCGACGAGTGGGCCGAGGCGGCATCACGGGTTGCGCTGCGCGACAACCTGCCAACCTTCCTGACAATGACCCCATCAGAACAATCGGCGGCGCTGGCCGAAATGAAAGCCCAGCCGGTTCAAGCTGATTGGGAAATGGACATTCTCAAAGCGGGCGAAAGCGCGGCGGCCGAAAACAGGAAGGCGCTTGAGGAAGACCCTGTGAAGCGGGCGACTGAAATCATGCCTGATGACAGGAAACCCCCGGCGCTGACCAATATCAATCCCGAAGACCCATCAAGCGCGATTGCGGCCATGAAGGCGCGCGGGCAATGGGCGGAGCAATTCAGCGAGGCAGGATATACCCCAGAAGTCGTTTACTTGAGCGATCAAGAGGCGGAGGCTCTTGGGGCCGCTCTCGGCAAGGAAACCCCGCCTGAACTGCGCGCGGTAATGGCTGCGGCAATCGTTGAAGGCTTTGGCCCCGGTGCGGAGCGGGTCTTCACCGAAATCAAGTCGGATGACCCAACCACAATATACGCTGGCAAGCTAATGGCGCGTGGCGGTGAGAAGGCAATCGCGTTTGAAGCCATGCGCGGCCAAGCCATGCTGGATGAGGGTTTGGTGCAGGCACCATCATCGTCGGCAAGTCTTGAAGGCATTTCCCCAGACATATCGGCGGCGCTGTCCACGGTTCCATTTGAAATGCAGGGCGAGCTTCGCAAGTTTGCAATCTCGATCTATGGCGCCCGAGCGCGCGGCGTGACCGATGCCGAAGAGCAAAAGGCAATCATGGCTGGGGCGGTGCAGTCTGCGCTTGGTCAATCCAAGACAAAACGCGGCAAGCTGAAAGGCGGCGTGCAGACCATCGGCGGCAGTCCAGTCTTGCTTCCGGTCGATGTGATTGGCGAGGATGCAGAGTTTGCGCTTCAATCGGCGTTCACAGCGGGCCAAGGGGAAATCTCTGGAATGCAGGCTTTTGCGCAGATCGGCGCGGCCATTATGGGCCAAGACCCAATTGCCGAACTTCCGCAGAATTGGGGTGCTGAACCCGGACCCATGCTTGGCGGCAAGCCATTGAGCCCAAAGCTTTTGCAGAACGGGCATATTCGGATCGTGCCAACCAAAGATAGCAAATACCGAATTGAG